TAGTAGTAGTAATCGAATCATTTTGAGTTACTTGCTCAATAAGTTGTGAAGCTGCTCTGGTTGTCGTGGTCAATGTCCAATCAGCGGTATTATCTGTCGGTGTAAAAATGGCATCTGAATGTGCAATACCACCGCTAGAAGCACTTGTAACTGTGATATTAGAACCTTCCCATGAATTTATTGCACTTCCATATTTTTCAGTAACTATAGATCTGGTTATAGTCTGGGTAATATTCTCTGTTTTATTGCTACTTCCTGTACTCCACGTTGGCTGAACTCCATTGGCATAACTAGGATTTGCAAATAAAAATAGTATTAGAAACAAAAGCTTCTTCATTTTTTGTCCTCCTTTGGATTAATAACTTCAGCCCCCAAAATTTTTAAAGGGGTTTCCACTCGGATCACTTGGTAAGCTTGTTGTTGTGTAGCTATAAGTTGTTCTATTTCTTTCTTATTCATAGGTTTTTCACCTGCTTTAAATGTACCATCACCTCTTTTCTTGGCCGCTTCGACTCCGTAGAGTGACAAAGTTCCTGTGAAGACTGAAGCGATAAAGGTTGGATCAATTTTGTTTTGTTGCCACCCCGGAATTGTTATGTAATTTAATGTCAGGATAAATCCACTCCACACTAAAACACCCAAGCGAACAAAATTAGTAAAGATAGCAAGTTGCTCTTCTTTATCAGTAATGTTTTCTTTCAGTTTTTGTAGTGGATTTTTTTTAATTTCTTCTGCCATAGTATGCATTTATTAGTAATACTATATGTAATTACCTAGATAAGCAAATGCCCGAAATATATGCAGCACTTGTAGGTGCTTGTGTTACAGCAGTAGCAGTCACAATATCTAATATGTCTAACAAACGAGAGCGTGATATTCGTGACATTTATTATCGACTAAACAAGCTAAGTGAATCTGTAAGTAGGCTGGAAGGACAGATTAAATAATGTTTGCTATGTTTGGAAAAACAAACAAACTATGTACAAATTACTAAAGCCTATACTATTACGCTTCCTTTCTACCACAGGATGTAAGAGATTAGTAGTGGATCTTTGTCGTGTATTTGTTAAGCAAACTACAAATACATTAGACGATAGGTTAGTTGATTTGCTTGAGCAAAATTTGTTTCCTAAATTAAACTAATGGACAAATATACTTTTTTAGATATAGAGGTTGAGCCTGCTCCTGTTGAATTGCAATTGTCAGTTGAAATGCGATGTAGAGAAATAATGAAAAGTAATAATGTTGATGATATAAAAAGATATTGTACTCATCTTGTAAGACATCAAATGAAACAAGATGTTTTTTTAGCAGCTTTGTTAGGTAGAGTCGTTGAAAATGAAGCTAAAGAAATACTTGAAGAAAGAAAAGAAGAAAGGTTAAAAAATAAAAAATTAGAACGTAAATCTATTGACAGAATAAAAAAATTCTTTCATATTGAGTAGGACATTTAAGGAGATTATTATGCCGAGAGGTAAAGGTACTTACGGATCTAAGGTTGGTAGACCACCAAAGAAAAAGTAAGTTTAATCCCCATCACCTATAAGACCCTAGAGTAATCAATGGTTCGTATTATTCTAGGGTTTTATATTGCTTATTTAAAAAGGTATTTCGTCAGTAGGTATTTTCTGAAAACTTTGTAAGTCATCATTACCTTTATACGTTGGTGTATTAGGTGTTGGTTTTCCGGGTTGATAATCATTATCGGCATCAAACATGGTTACCATTACTGCTGATGGATTTGGTTTGTTTCCAAAGTCAGGTAAGCCTGCTAAATTAACCCACCTATCAATAAGCATGAATTGTTTGCCTTGGTCATTCTCCATAATGACTCCAATGTTTTGCCAATTTGCCTTTGAATTGCCATCTCTATCTTTGTATTCTCGTGTCTTGACGGATAGGTTCTTGATCTTTCGTGCCATAAGGTGTCTCCTTTAGTATGCGTATGCGGACAAACCCACCAAGATAGTCGGTGTCCATGGTTGATATAACAGTATTGAATCGTTTATCGTTGATGCGTAATGCATCAGCTAGTCCGTCAATACCTGACTTCATTCTAGCAACTAAATTATCTCGGTCATAATTACGTCTGTCTCGCGGTATAAATGTCATTTCTAAAACTAATTTTTCTGGCAAATTATCATACTTATATTTTTTTAATTGATTCTTAGAAACTGTATTGCATTTCTGTCTGTATGATTTTTTAGCTTTTGCAAGTTTTGCCCAATGCAATCGTGCGTTTGGTGACAGATCTGATGGCGGCCAACCTAAAACAATTTCAATCATCTTTTATTATCTCCCATTCAATTGTAGATTTACTTCCCATCATCTTAGTAGCCATTCTAAATTTATTTAAATCAACCAGTTTACCCTTGTTTTGTTTATTTTTTTTTCGACCTTCACCGTTGCCAATCCAACAACACCCTGCCGTAATAACTTCTCGTAAATCATAATATTCTTTTTCAGTACAAATTATTTTCATTCTTCTAACCTCCTTATCTCTTCCGTAATTCGGTCAAAATTTATTTTAAAATAGTTTTCATCTAAACCTTCAAACCAATATTGCCTGTCGAGTTCTGCAAGTGTGCATTTGTATTTAGCAATTTTTAAAATAGTTTTTTCGTCCATTAATTTTTCCTGTAAGAATTCCAATTAAAACCAATTAAAGCACCTCCGTTCTCACGAAGTCTATCCATAACACGCTCGCCAAGATAATCTGCTAATTGTTCATTAGGTATGTTTGATAATAAAATAGATGGCTTAAGTTTTTCATAGCGTTCATTCAATACATCAAACAACAATTGTTTTTCAAACTCTGACCCAAACTGTACACCAACTTCATCAAGTATTAACAAATCTGGTGATGCAAATGCATTTATAACTTCGCTTTCTGTTTCTTGTTTTGTTCTCCAACTATCCTTAACTCTTCTAATTAATCTTTGAACGGTCACGAATAAAGCTGTTCGTTGTTGTTGCATAATGCTCAACGCAATGCCTGCTGCCAAGTGAGTCTTCCCTGTTCCGGGCTTCCCAACAAAGATTGCTGAACGTCCAGTTTTTAATACTTGGTCAAAGTTTTCTGCATACTCTTTTGCAAAAGCTAATGCTTTCTGTTGACCACTTGTTTTTGCTATATAGCTATCTAATGTCCGATCCTTAAACCGTTCTGGTATGGCTGCCTTACCTATCTTTGCCATCCACCTACGTTGCTGTCGCTCTAGCTCCGCTTGCTTGTCACGCTCTATTTGTTTTTTTGTTTCGGCATCCCTAATCTCAATCATGCATTTAGGACACTCTGTCCAATGATCACCAATATAGTTTGTTGAGGTATAAGCAACATTATGTTTAACACATAAGCGATCTTGTGTTGGCCTGTCTTTATTAATTAGATTTTCTAGCATTTTTTCACTCTTTTAAATTTCCAATTCGGATAAAGTCTTTGCCCTCCAAGGTTAATAGACATTTCTCCTGTTGTAATATCCATCATAAAAATTAGCACTTCCTTATTTTTTTTCATATCTTTTGTACCCCCTCACCGTAATTTGTTTTACTCAGATTTCTGCGTTCACCGGTAACCCATTCTGATTTGAAACTTTGCCATCCTCGTGCCTGTACCATAATTAATGCATCCTCCAAACTAATACTAGATTTTTTAACTTCACTTTTTATACCTTTTAATGCAGTTTCTGTTAATGGTTTTTTTAAATTTTTTCTATGAATAAGAAAATCCTCCCATGTTTTTTTAGTTACATTATTTGGACGCTTTAGCGTCTTATTAATTGGTTTATGGTTATTGGTTATTGGTTTATGGTTATTGGTTAGCGGTGGTTGACTTGCGGTTAACTTGCGGTTAAGCAATGCTGTAGTCTTACCACCCCTCTTTGCTCCTTCTATTCTGTTTTTATATTTTTGTATTTCTATGTCTGCTCTATTAAGAGTCCACCCTTTGCCTGACTCTAAAGTAAAGTATTCTTCTAAAACAACTTGTACTTGATGTGTGTGGTCAGGCATTCTAATTAAACGTGCCACTTCTTTCTCATCCTCTGGTAATGGTTTCTCATGCAAGTAGTAGATATCAATAGATCTCCTATATGCCAAGTCTTCCATTGGTGAAAGGTGTGCTGTATGGCTCATGTAATCACTAATGTGAAAAGAGAAGTAATGCATTACTCCTCCTTTTCAAACAAATCTTTATCCGTTAAACCTAATTTAAAAAATAGTCCAGTTACTTCATGAATAACTTTTAAATATTTTTCTTGTTTAACTTCATCTTCAGAATTTTTTAAAAATTTTTCAGTTAAAAAACTTTGTAGTCTAAATAAAGATCGTGCCAAAAGATGACGTTCTCTAATATTTAATTCTGATATTATTTGTCTCATTACCCCTTCTTGCTAAAGTTATTTAAAACATCTTCCTTTGCTTGATCTACCTCCGCATCATTCATACCCATAGCTTCTTTTAATCTGGACAATGGTTCTGTCTTTGGTTTGTCATCCGGTGTTACGTTTACCATATCCTCGTCTTCTATTCTTACAACAGAATTAATTACATCATTCTTAGGTAATCGTTTTGCTATTCGATGTATGGCTGTTTTCTTACACATTTGGTCATACCATTTAGTCCATACGGCTTGTGTCTTTGCTACTTGTTTACACTTCTCGACCTCCTGCATATTGAGGATCTCAACAAAATCACCGTCATTTGCAGTTTGTACATGACAGTAAACGCAAATGCGATTGCCTCTATCTCCAACTAATAATGGTATATGTTTCACAAAAGGTTTACTTCCTAATTCATATTCAAAGCAATCATTTTCATATACAACTTCAGCGGAAATAGTTTTAATTAATCCGCTGTTATGCATTAATTTAATAACTCCTTCGACCATAGGCAAATAGTTAACTTGATTGCCATATAAAACTGCTGCTGCCTCTCTACCATCCAAGTACAAACCATCTTGTGCGGCCTTCATAAAAGTTTGCATCAAACTATTTCTGTCTGCTTGTACTAATTTTGGATTTTTATTTAATGTAAGTTTGGCAACACTAATAAATTTGTTTACTTCCATTTGCTTTGGCAAAGCTTCAGTAAATTTGTCTGCCATTTTTTCAAGTGTTCCTTGAACTTGTACTAGTGGTGTGATTGATGAGGTCATTAGTTAAACTCCTTTTGGTTGATTGTATTTAAATTGGCGGAAAGATTTGCGTTGGTTGATAAATGTACCAACCATATCTTCGGTAATGTATTTACCTTGACTAGCCTTAGTCATACCGCAATTGATAGTTCCATATTCAGAAATAATCTTAGATGCACCTTGGCTTTTTTCTAGTATTTGTGCTTTTATTGAATCCTTTGTCTTACTTAAAGATGCAAATTCTTTGTTAACTGCATGATAATCCTTAACTAATTGATCCATCTCTGCATCGGCATTCATAATTAAACTAGAGTCGGCATGATTAAATAAATTTTTAATCATATAATTTGAATCTCGTTCATAATTAGTTGCAGGTGGTGTACCTGATTTAACTCTGTCCCAAAATTTCTTTACTACAGCATCAAATCTTTTTCCCATCTCTCTGTTTCTTTCTCTAATAATAAGTTTTTGTGTATTGCCACCAACTAATGCAGCAATACATCCCCAATTAATATCTGCAACGTGTAGCTGGTATTGTAGCTGCATCTCTATATGAGGAGGAGCTTCCAGATTGTCGTTCTCTTCTATCCACTTAGTTTTATATATATATTCACTTACGTTTTTTACTTCCATAATTCCTAGTTCTTTTTCACTAGTAATTTTGTAGTCAAAGGATGATCCCATGCCTTGAGAGTCGCTCATGTATACATCCATTTGTTCAACTTTCCATCCTTGAGATTCAGCACAACCAAGAGCAATGCTGTCTTCTAATTTTCGACCCCACGCCATTCTCTCTGTGTCTTCTAAATTAACTACCACCTTATCTTTTTTCTGGTGGTACAGTTCAAACTCTGTTAGGTATGGGTTGCAATTAAACAAACATGATATTTCAGTAGAAGTAACATCAAGCAATCTGTTTTCTAACCAATCTTGTTTGTTGGTTATTGGAATTGTTTTTATATTTTTTGAAATAGTCATTTTTTAAAGCTCCTTTGTGTCTTGGAATTTTTCGTATTCTTGGTCTGGAACAATTTGCATTTTCCATTTACCGACTATTGATTCATTACCTCCAAATTTCCATGTAGGATCTTCTTTGTCGTATTCATAGTCTGTAAGAAGATATTCTTTTTCTTCTTCAATGCAACCAGATTCCAAACGTTTACGGCTGCCATCAGTAAAGCAGCATGAAGGCCATACAACATTTGTAATAGCCCATCTAATTTCTTTTAGCCTGTCATCAAGTGAGTACTCGCTGTTGGCATAAAGTTCGATAACAATTTTTCTCATGATTTTTTAAATAAAAATTTGTAAGTGATCTGAGGTGAAAGATTGTGAGTCCTTCATGGAAGGCTCGTAAGCCCTCCAAGAAAGATTCATGTGTTCTTTAATGCGTAGTCAACACATTTAATAATGTCCTCTCTGCTTGGCATAAAGCCAGTATTGAGTTGTTTAAAGTCCATTAGATTTGTGTAAAGAGAATGAGTTAAATTTTCAATTTGCTCATCGTTTAATTTAGGAGTGTTCATTTAAAACCTCCCTGTATTTGTTAATTCGTTAAGACCGCATCGTTTGACTACGGTGCGTTCTTTAGCTTCGTGAGGTGATTCTGTAAGAGCTAATTCAATAGCTTCTTCTCTTGTATCAGCATCAACTTCTTTGTAAGTAGTGATGTAATTAATAACAACAAATTTTTTCATAAAATTAATCCTCCTTTCTATTAAGCCATTTAACAGAATCTTCATTAATTTCTTTTAATGCGTCTATGACTTCTTCATGGCTGAAGTTACGATTGATTGCATTGTCTCCAAAAGCAATTTCATAAACTTCTTCAATGAATTGTTTAGTTTCCATTTGTATTAATCCTCCTTATAAATAATTGTTAGGGCTTTATTTTGTGCAAGTTTAATTTCTTTATCAGATAAATTTAAACTTTCATAATCAGCAATTTCTTTTGCCCTTTCATATCTATAATCCTGTTTAGTTGTAATACAAACAATTAATGCAGTAACTAATTTATGAAGATGTTTAGGAACATCATGTTTAATTAACTGCTGCATAGCTGATGCATTTGGAGTTGGAAGTTTAGGTAATTTAGGTTCTTTAATCATTTCCTTCCTCCTCGTAAATCCAAGTACTAGCATGATGGCAATTTTCACCAACGTATTCTCTCTCGTAAGTTTTAACTGCCCAATCTTTATCAGGCTCATAATTAAAACCTGATCTTTCAATAGCTTGTTCTTCGTTATCTGCTTTAACTACATAATAAGTAGCTCTGCACATACCCCAAAGAACCTTGTATGTTTTTTGTTTTTGTTCCATTTTTTGTAATTAGAAAATTGTAAGTAAATGGTGGGTGGTTGCCCTTGATAGTAAGTGTATCACAAAGTCCAACGCTTTGCAAATATAGAAAGGGGGCGGTGTTGCCCCCCAGTAATCCAAGTCAAATAAGTAGTAGAAATAGGATTAAGTAAGGTGTGAGTATAAAAGTCATTGTTAATCCTCATCAAATAAATAAGCATTCTTTAAAAGAATTCTTATTCTCATCAAACCATCTTTGTTATCTGTGACAATGTCATAATCTAAAAGTTGGCTTGGTGCATTCTTCAACCAATCTTGCATTGGCTCAGAGTTGTAAATGTACTGTCTGTACTTTGAACGTTTAGTAGGTTTTTGATCT